TCACCAATCCGGGGCAGTTTGACTCCGCCTTCGCCGAGGCCTTCGCGGCGCGCTTGGCCTGGGAGACCTGCGAACAGATCACTCAGTCGGGGGAGAAGCGCAAGCTCGCGATGACCGAGTACAAGGCGGCGATCTTGGAGGCCGCGCAGGCGAATGCCTTGGAGATCCCGCCGGACTTCAAGGCGGACGACTCCTGGATGCTGGCGAGGATCCAGTAATGGCAAAAGCCTCGCCTGGGTACACGAGTTGGAACGCGGGGGAACTCTCCCCGTACATGGAGGGCCGAGTCGATCAGGCACGCTACCAGAACGGCGCCCATGCGTTGCAGAACTTCCAAGCCATGGTCCAAGGCCCCGCCCAGCGCCGCGGCGGGTTTCGCTTCGTGCAGCCGGTCAAGAATGCGGCCAATCGCACGTTCGTGCGTCCGTTCGTCTTCTCGATCACGCAAGCCTTCACCTTGGAATTTGGCGGCAACTACATCCGCTTTTACTTCAATCACGGCCAGATCCAAGTGTCCGGCGTTGCTGCCTATAACAATGCGACGCCCTACGCGATCGGCGCGCTCGTCTCAAGCGGCGGCGTGAATTACTACTGCACCGCCCCAACCACGGGCAACGCACCGCCGAATGCCTCATTCTGGTATGCGCTCACGGGGACGATCTACGAGATCCCCACGCCCTACGCGGCGGCTGACTTGGTCGATAGTGAGGGGGCGTTCGCACTCAAGATCGAACAGTCGGGAGATGTGCTCTATATCGCCGCCGGTGGGGCGGGTGCTGGATATGCGCCGCAAACCCTGACGCGCTTCGGGGATACCAATTGGGTGCTCACGCCGTACTTCCCGACCGACGGTCCCTTTACCGATGCGAACACGGACCGCACCTTGGCGCTGTGGTCGAGCGGCATTTCCGGCGTGGTCACCCTCACCTCGAGCCGCGCGCTCTTTGCCGCGACTGACGTAGGACGCCTGATCCGCATTGCGGTGGCCTCGCAGAACACCCCGCCCTGGACCGGGAATGTCGCCTACACCGCGGGCAATTTGGTCTCGAACGGGTTCAGCGTCTACAAGGCGCTGAATGCCGCGACCTCCGGTCCTGATGGCCCAATCCATATCGCCGGCACCGCGTATGACGGCAAGACCGGCGTGCAGTGGCTGTACATGGACTCCGGGTACGGGATTGCACAGGTCACGGCCTTTGGGAGTACCACGAGCGTCACCGCCAAGGTCTTGACGCAGCTCCCGCAAGGGGTCGTGGGACAGGTGGCGACCATCACCGGCATATCGCAAGCGAATCCCGCGGTCGTCACCGCCGTGAACGCATTCACGGTGGGGGATAACGCGTTCATCTTCGGCGTTGTCGGGATGACGCAGATCAACAACACCGGCGTGGTGGCCACCACCGTGACCGGCACCACCGTGACGTTAAGCAACGTCAACAGCACGAGCTATTCAGCGTATGTTTCTGGCGGTTCGATCGTGGATGGAGCAACCACCCAATGGTCGTTGGGCGCCTGGTCCAACACGAGCGAATGGCCGCGGGTGGTGAAGTTCTACCGCGGGCGGCTCTTCTGGTTCGAGAAGCTGGGCGTCTCGGGCAGCATCCCCGGCCTCTACACGAGCTACGCCACCGACACGGCCGGATTGACCACGGCGAATAACGCCATTCGGGTGACCCTCTCCTTCGATGATGTGAATACGATCTGCTGGGCAAGCCCCTTGGATCGCTTGCTGATCGGCGCCGACGGCGGGGAGTTTGCCCTCTACGAGCAAACCACCCAAGCGCCCTTGGGTCCCGGCAATGTTCAAATCGTGCGCCAAAGCAAAAAACGCTGCCGCACCTTGGACCCGTTGATCGTGGGCACGACGATTCTGTACGTGCAGCGCTCGGGGCGAAAGATCTTGTCCATGGATTACGACTTCACCATCGACAAGTACAAGTCGATCGATCAGACGGTGTGGGCCTATCACATGAGCCAGGGCGGCTTTACCGATATCTGCTACCAGGCCGAGCCCTGGTCGATCAGTTGGTTGACCCGTCCCGATGGAACGCTCATCGGCTTCACCTTCGATCGCGAGCAGGAGGTGTACGCCTGGCACCGCCATGTGCACGGTGCAACCGTGGCTGGTCCCGCGTTGGTCGAGTCGGTGTGCAGCGTGCCCGCGCCCGATGGTTCGCGGGATGAACTGTGGCTCACGGTCAAGATGGTCATCAACGGTGCGACCGTGCGCTTTGTCGAGTATCAGGAAAAGTTCTACGAAGACGGCGATGCGCAGTCGTCCTGCTTCTATGTCGATGCGGGAGCCACCTACACCGGACCTTCAACCACCACGATCAGCGGCTTGTCGTATTTGATCGGCGAGACGGTGAGCGTGCTCGTGAACGGCGCTGCCCATCCGGACGTCGTTGTATCGAACGCCGGCACCATCGCGCTCCAAAACGCCGGCACGGTAGTTCAAGTGGGCCTGCCGTGCCCCGCGATTCTGGTCACCGAACGCCCGGAGGCGGGCGCAGACACGGGCACGAGTCAGGGGAAGACCAAGCGCACCCAATGGGCCGCGGTCCGCCTCTACAACACCCTGGGCGGGTTTGTGGGCATGGATGGCCAGCCACTCGACGAACTGCAGTACCGCACGCCGCTGATGAACATGGACCAACCCCCGGCGCTCTTTACCGGTGACATCATCGTGGGGCCGTATTCGTCCGACTACGACGCCGCCCAACGCTATCGGTTCGAACAGCGTCAGCCCTTCCCGATGACCCTCATCGGTTTCTTCCCCTCGCTCACCGGATACGAGCCCAATTGATCGCCATTCCCTTCCAACCCGAACACCTCGCGTCCTTGCGTGCGCAGCCGGAGCAGATGCTGGAAGTCTCCGCGCTCACGCCCGAGATTGCTGCGGGCCTCGCCACCACCGATGCGTGGACCATTGTTGACGGCGAGGAGACGCTGTTCTGCGGTGGAGTGGTCGAATACCAAGGGATCGGGGTCCTGTGGGCCGCGGTCTCGCGTCGCATCGGCGCGCGGATGATCACCGTGACCCGCATGTGCCAGCGGTACTTGCGATTGAGCCCGCTGCGGATCGAAACAAGTGTGCGCACTGATTTTGTGCCGGGCTGTCGCTGGGCGGAACTGTTGGGCTTTCGCCGCGAGCAAACCCTCTCCCGTGAAGGCTTCGATGGCTCCGATCACTACCGCTACGTGAAACTCTGATGGCTATCGCGCCCCTTTTGATGACCGCGATCGGTGCCGGCGTGCAGGGCGTGCAAGCCAAGAACGCGGGGGACTACAACAGCAAAGTGCTGGCCACCGAAGGCGCGGTCTCCGGCATGCAGGCGAACCAGGCAGAACTCACGCAGCGCCGTCAGGGCAAGGAGGCCATGGGCCGCTCGACCGCAGCGGCGGTGGAATCGGGCGGCGGCATCCAAGGCTCTACGGGTGCGGTGCTTCATCAGGGCGCCACCAATGCGGAATTGGACGCACTCAACGTGCGCTACGCGGGGCTCTTGCGGAAGACGAGCTATGACACGCAATCGAGCCTCGACAAACAACAAGGCAATGACGCGATGGTCGGGGACTTCATCTCGGGTGCGGGCAGCATTTTGAAGCAAAAATACGGCGCGCAGACCGGTACGTATTCGCCGGGGGGTGATTGATGCGCTTCCCGCCTACCAATCTCGCCTTGGTCTCCAGCACGCTTGCCACGGCGGTCTTGGGCTGGGGCGCGGCCCCGCAGGCAGCGAGTTACAACGTCTACCGGGACGGCAAGCAGATCGCGAGTGGCATCCTTGTGCTCACCTACACGGATTCCACGGTCAAGAGCCGACGGTATGCCTATCGCGTGTCAGCGATGGTCGGTGGGGTGGAGACGCCGTACAGCAATCAACTCGACGTCGATATCCTTCAAGGTACGACCCTGACCTTCGAATCAGTGTACGAGCGACAGCCGGGTGAAGGTGGCTATCCTGACATCCTCTGGCGGTGGCAGTAATGCCGGCCCTTCCCGCCATCGAGGAATACCAGCAGCACGTTGACCTCTCCGAGCCGTATCGGAAGATCACGCCGGAGATGCGCCCGGGCAATGTGGGCGCAACGCTCGAAAATGTCGGTAATCAGTGGGCCAATGCGGTCGATGTCAAGAACCGCGCCGATGGGGCGGTGTATGCGGCCAATCAGATGGCGGACTTGCGCACGCGCACTGCCAAGCATTTGGTCAATGCCAAAGAGAACGCCGCCGAGGATGGCAACGGTTTCACGCAAACGGTCTTGGATCAGTACGACAAGGATGCGGGCACGCTCCTGGATGCGGCCAAGAATAACCCGTATGCGACCAAATCCTTAAGTGCGGGTCTCACGCAGTTTCGCTCCCAAGTCGCGGACCATGCGATCAACTGGGAAGCGGCCACGGGCGAGCAGTACCGATCAAGCAGCTTGATCAAGAATATCGATTCGCTCGCCGCCGTGGTCGAAGCGGACCCCAGTCAATGGCAGGCGGCGGGCGATGAGCAGATGCACGCGATCCGCAATGCCAACCTGCAACCGGACCAGGCAATCAAGATTGGACGCCATCTTGACGAGACCTTAAGCGTAGCCGCGGCCAATGGTCTCGCGCGGCAGAATCCCCGCAGCGTGATCGAGGGGTTGAATGACCCCGCGAACGCTCATCCCGCCATTGCGAAGCTCTCCGACGCCCAGCGCGAGCAATTGCGCTTGAAGGCGAACGACAACCTCTCGAAGCCGGTGTACGACTCGCTCACCGATGGGGATACCAAGGGCGCGCAATCGAATCTAGAGAACGTGCGCGACATCATTGATCCGAAGAACGCCTTCGTCTTGCAACGAACCATCGATGCGCAGGTGAAGGAGAAGCAGAACGACCAGAAACAGGACATTGCGGATCGGCTGCAAGACTCCATGACCGGGGCTCAGTTCGGCCTGCACAACCCCGTCACCGTGACGCGCCAAGAAATGGATGTGCTGTACCCGAAAGATGCCCAGCGGCACTGGGATGCGCTGCAAGGGCTGGTGGCATCGGGGGCCAAGGCCAAAGAGTACGATCAGATGACGCCGGAGCAAATCGCGGCGGATGTCAAAAGCGCGACCCCGACCGAAGGCGGCCCGGAAGCGGCGCTCGCCATCAAGTCCTATGAGATTCGCGCCAACGCGGCGGATCAGTCCTTGAAAGCCCGGTCTCAAGACCCGGCGCAGTTTGCCATCGACTCGGGCACGGGGTGGAAGGGCCTCGACTTCAGCAAGCCTGAGGACATGCTGGCGCAACTCCGTTCCCGCGCCAACACCCAAGGCGCGGTCTCGACACAGACGGGCGTCAACACGCCGCTCCTGTCCAAAGCCGAGAACAAGCAGTTCACCTCCTGGCTGACCGCTCAGGCGCCGCAGGATCGCGTGCAGACGCTGACCGCCTTGCGCGCGAGCATGCCGACCGATCAATCCTACGCCGCGCTCATGAAGCAGATCGCGCCGGGGTCACCGCTGACCGCGATTGCCGGCTCGATGATGGACCGGCCGCAGTCAGGCGCGGTGCCCAATTACTACAACCCGGCCTTTGCAACGCCCGCGGTCGTGCCAATCCGCATCCTCGAAGGCAAGGACATTTTGGAATCGAAGGACGAGAAAGGCATCACGTCCAAGTTCCCGATGCCCTCCGACAAGGATCTGATGCCGCAGTTCATGGCGGCCGTGGGAGGGTCTAACAGCGATCTCTTCCGCGGCCGGCCGGAGACGCTCGAATCCTCCTACGCCGCCTTCAAAGCCTACTACGCCGCCGAGGCGAGTCACCAGGGGGTCACCAACGGGGTGATCAACACCAGCATCGCTGCAACGGCCGCACGCGGCGTGATCGGCCAGGCGACGCAGTACGGCGCGACCAATCTCGTCGTTCCCGCCGGGATGGACCCGACCCAATTCGAGGGCACCATGGACGCTGCGGTCAAGCCGGCGCTCAAAGCCGGCGGCTATTCGGATACCGACATTGCGGCGCTACGCGGGTTTGGCTTGCGCGAGTTGGGCGATACCTTGGGGACGGGGCGCTACAACCTCATCAACGGGAACGGCGATGCCCTGAAAACGAAGGACCACAAGAATTCCATCGTCATCGACCTGAACCAGTCTTCACGCATCCCGAACGCATTGCCCGCGCCTGAACCCGTGGAGCAGGGTAGGGCGTCCACCATCGGGGACCGCCGATGACGCTCGCCGCCGGCCTCTACAAATCCCAGGATCAGCAAGAGCAGGACTTGACCGACGGTCCCGGCTGGACGATCGATGACCAGAAGCCGACGCTGTTCGGCAATTTCGCGGGCGCGGTTCCGCGGGGCATCGGTCAGGGGGTCGCGGCCGGCATTTCGGTGCTCGCCAAGGGCCTGCAATTCCCGGAAACCCAGTCCGACATGGACGCGGTCATGAGTGGTCCCGCAGCGGCCGCGCGAGCGACCCAAGGCAAGACTGCCCTTGAGCCCTGGCAAGAGGGCTACAACGCGCACCTAGTCGATGCCAGCGAGGCGTCGCGGGCCTTCTCGAAGACGCTCATCCCCGACCCGCGCATCACCGGATCGGCCTCCAATCTCGTTCAAGGGTTCAGCAAAGCGGCCACCGAATTCACCGCCGGCTCTCTCGTGGGCGGTCCGGTCGCCGGTGCCACGCTCTTGGGTGCGTCCGAAGGCTACGGCCACTATCAGGATTTGCTCGATCAGGGCGTTGACGAACAGACGGCCACGAAATCCGGGCTGCTGACCGCGATGACCTCCGGGGGCAGTGCGATCCTGCCCATGGGCATGCCCGCGCGATGGCTCAAAGGTCTTTCGACCGCCGGGACGCTCGCCGCGCAAGCCGGCGCCGGGGTCGCGATCAACACGAGCTTTGGCGCCGCCTCCCGCTACGCGAGCGCCAAGATTCTGGAGGATGCGGGCTATCAGAACCAAGCCGAGCAGGAACAGCCATGGGATACGACGAACCTCTTAACCGATGCCATCACGGGGGCTTTCTTCGGCGCGCACGCGGGCTGGCACGGGCTTAAACACGTAGATGCGGCCAACGTCGACCCTGCGATCCGCGACGCCGCCAAGGTCGTCCAGGACCGCCAGGAAGTGAACGAGCGCGCGCCGGGAGTACCGGTCGACATGGCCTCCGCTGCCATTCACCGCCAAGCGCTCGAAACCGCGTTGGGCGATTTGATGACGGACAAGCCGGTCGACCTCTCGGATGTCAATGTCGATGGGGCCACCTTCGCGCGGCCGGAGATCGATGAGACGGCAGCCACCCAAATCATCCGCGATGCCTTCACGAAGTCGGGGGTCTTGGATGATGCCGCGCAGTTTGACC